GTGTTTCATTTCATTATATATCGTAAGCATATTAGCAGATGTAGGGGGCAATATATTATTTATAAAAATAAATATTGCTTTATCTGGCGACAGTTTAATGCGCTGCCTTATTATAGATATAAATTGGCCTATAGTAATATCACAAGGTACTAAATATTTTTTTTTATCAATATCATTCAGGGAACATCCAGCTGCCCTTCCAACTATTACAGGAACCCTCTCTGGAAACTTCTCTCTTATTCTTTGCGATTCAATATATTTTCTTTCAAACTCAGTACTCATATAATCTATAAATATATTATAAAAATAAAACTTGATATACCTTGATATACCTTGATATACCTTGATATACCTTGATATATCCTAATATCTAATATTTTTGCTATTGGCATACCAATCGCTAAATATTTTTTTTGCCATCGCCTTATTATCTTTGTCTTCAATCTGAATTATAGGCATCGCTCGTTTATCATTATCTTTCTTGATTTCTTCGTATATATATCTATCATCAAAGCTAATATCTGCGGCATCCTCGCGCGTATTGGCGTAATATATCTTGTCTAGCCGCGCCCAATAACAAGCCGCGAGACACATAGGGCAAGGTTCACAACTTGTGTAAATAGTACAGCCAGCTAAACTAAAATTATTACTATTAGCACACGCTCTTCTAATTGCTACTACTTCGGCGTGCGCGGTAGGGTCATTATTTACGGCGACTTCATTATGTCCCTCACCAATTATATTACCAGCACTATCAACAATAACGGCTCCAAAAGGCCCGCCAGTACTAATAGACGACAATTCAATAGCTCGGTTCATTAGCAATATGATAAGATATATTGTATTATATTGTCATTATTTATTTATATGCTCCTCTTTGCGGTTATTGTCAGAGTTAGCATTTTCTTCGGCTACATCTTTTATTACCCAGTTATCTATGCAGTCTGTGGTAAATGTATATGATTCATCGGTCTCCTCTTTTTTACAGATTGGTTCATCAACGATTATTGTGCCTCCGAAAATAATATACGGAACATTCTTGCTTAAACTGATTAGCTTGACTATATCTGCGAACATTATTATATAAGTATATATATTATATTTATAAATATTATATTTATATATTTTATAATCTATGATATCCGTTGATATAATGGGGGGTTTGGGCAATCAATTATTTCAGATTATGACAGCATTTGCTTATTATAAAAAATACAGGAATCCTCTAATAATTAAAAGAGAATCTCATAGCCCGAGCTGTACATATAGAAATGTCTATTGGAATAACTTTTTGGACGGTTTTCAAAAGTATTTAATAAATAGCAATATAGATTTGCCTGTATATAATGAAAAATCCTTTGAATATAATGAGTTGCCGAAAATATCGGAAAGCGATGATATAAAATTGTGCGGATATTTTCAATCATATAAATATTTTGACGAATATAAAAGCGAGTTCCTCGCGGAGATAGATTGGTGCGTCAAGAGAGATGCTGTAAAAAGCAAGATAACTGATGTTAATCCTGGCGATATGGTCTCTTTACATTTTCGCATAGGAGATTTTAAAAACTTAGAAAACCACCCTATAATGCCTATGGAATATTATATAAACGCCATTAAATATATAGAGGCGCGAGAATCTAATGTTAAAATACTGTATTTTTGCGAAGAAGATGATAAGGATTTTGTATTCAATAATTATATAAATCCGCTTCAAAATATCTTTGAAAAAATTACATTTACGCAAACGAAAATTAAGCTAGAAGATTGGGAGCAAATGATAGCTATGAGTTTATGTAAGCATCATATAATAGCCAATAGTACTTTTAGCTGGTGGTCGGCTTATTTAGCAGATGATAATGATAAAGATAATGATAATGATAAAAAGATAATATGCTATCCGGATATTTGGTTTAATTCTACTTTAATAAATAGTAATGTAGGCGATTTATTTCCTGGACGCTGGATAATGAGTGAGACATTTCAAAATAAATATTTATTAGAAAATGTATATTATATTAATCTTGAAGAAAGGGTGGATAGGAAGGTATTGGTTGAGACGGAGTTGAAAAAAATGAAGTGGAAATATGAGCGTTTTAATGCTATTAAACACGAGAGAGGCGCACTGGGTTGTAGCTTGAGCCATTTGGCTATCGTAGAGATGGCGAAGGAAAAAGATTTAGATTATGTGGTAATTTTAGAAGATGATATACAATTCTTACAGCCTGAGAAATACAATAAGATGCTGATAGATTTTAGGAACTTTGTTGAATCTAATTCGTTGGATTATGATGTATTACTTATAGCTACGAACATTCTTGACAAGGTCAGAGGCGTTATTCCTATTAATAATTATATATATCGCGTCGGAGCCTCTTATTCTGCAACAGGCTACATAGTTAAAAAACATTATTATGATAAGATAATAGCGAATTACAAAGAAGGTATCCGATTATTGATAGAGAATCCTACTGTTGCTGGAAAATACGAAATTGATGTCTATTGGATAAAATTGCAGATGGCTGATAAATGGCTTGTTATATATCCGCGAACTGTTAATCAAAGAGAATCTTATAGCGATATCATAAAATGCGTGGCAGATTACACAAAGCATATGATAGATATATGAATACCTAGATATATAATTATAGATTTGATTTATAAATTTGTAAATTATAAAATTACCTAAATATTCTTAGATTCTCTTAGCAGTTTTTGAGACACTAGAAAATCAATATTTTTTCATTTTCAAATTTGAGTACATCTCTTGATTTATTTTGTAATTTCTAAAAAACTTTTGAAATTTTTGAAAAAATAGAAAGATGTACTCAAATTTTATTTTTAAACTTTTTAGAAAATTCTAGTTGCTTTTTTGACACCATATATATCTCATAGTTTTCTTAGATTTCAAAAGTTCATTATGAAAAAAATCTATAAAAAATATATGAATACCAAGATATATAATTATAAATTTGATTTATAAATTTGTAAATTATAAAATTACCTAAATATTCTTAGATTCTCTTAGCAGTTTTTGAGACACTGGAAATTCTTATTTTTTACATTTTTAAATTTGAGTACATCTCTTGATTTATTTTGTAATTTCCAAAAAACTTTTGAAATTTTTGAAAAAACAGAAAGATGTACTCAAATTTTATTTTTCAACTTTTTAGAAAAATCTGGTTGCTTTTTTAACACCATACATATCTCATAGTTTTCTTAGATTTCAAAAGTTCATTATGAAAAAATCTATAAAAAATATATGAATACCAAGATATATAATTATAAATTTGATTTATAGATTTGGTTTATAAATTTGTAAATTATAAAATTACCTAAATATTCTTAGATTCTCTTAGCAGTTTTTGAGACACTGGAAATTCTTATTTTTTTCATTTTTAAATTTGAGTACATCTCTTGATTTATTTTGTAATTTCTAAAAAACTTTTGAAATTTTTGAAAAAACAGAAAGATACGCTCCACTACTCAAATTTTATTTTTCAACTTTTTAGAAAAATCTGGTTGCTTTTTTAACACCATATATATCTCATAGTTTTCTTAAAATTCAAAAGTTCATTATGAAAAAATCTATAAAAATATAATTTATTACAATGAGACTTTAATATATATAGCAGTAAAATGTATACAAATGTGCTAATATAAAAGAGTAATCTGTAAAAATTGATATTTTTCAGTTTCTAATCTAAATACATCTGCCAATCAATAGATAAAACTCTTAGCTACATATTAGCAAACCAGAGAGCCTGTCTGAAAGCCTGCGAAAGCCTACGATATCCCGAACAAGAAGGGTGACTGCAATGGCTTATTGCATCTGCGAGGGGAATGATAAGAATGTTTTCGGTAAAAAAATGAAAAAGAATAACTTCTACAAAAATATCACGTTAGGCGAAGATGAGGTATATTGTCGTGGTATTGAAGAGGCCGACGATAATATATGTGTTGATTACGCGGACAGCGCAGACTACGACTATTTCGGCGATTTAGTTTGAGGTTTGTTGTCAATATACTCCTTATATCCCCCTATAAATACACCGTCCTTGAATATCATAGGAAAGTATATGTAGGGTTTTATAGTATATTTGTGGATATATTTATAAAAATTATCGCGCTCTCTAAGAGTTAATAGATATTTATCACAGTTTACTACATATTTTTTTGTTTTTATATCGCTACATAATAGATTACAATATTTACAGTTTGATATTGTATAAATTGTGTAATCTGTTTTATAGGGTTTAACATATTTTTTATCCATTTTTATTCTATTATTACAAATGATTATTTACTTTTTCGTTTTATTCCATTCAATAGCTACCTTCTGCATTATTTGAGGAGCCTTCTCATCGGGAAACTTCTTCTTTAATATAGCAAATTGCGTCTTGACAAACTTATTGTAAGGACTTAAGGCTCTTTTAGCCGCAACCTTGGAACCCTTCTTCTTTCTCGCCCCCCCTTCTTGTTCTACAGGTTCAGTAGGTTTAACTGGTTCAGCAGGTTTAACAGGTTCAACCGGTTCAGCAGATTTAACAGGTTCCGTGGGAGGGTTGGTGTCTCCGGCGTTGCCTCCTCTTTTGGCTTTGGCTTTGGGTTTCCCGACAGCTTTTCCAGCGGGTTTTCTTACAACTCTCTTTTTGGCGCCACCGTTATTGCAACATCCGGAACCTCCTAACATTACTCTACTTATTATTCTATTGTATATATAGATATTTATTTTTTGGCAGACATAATTTTTTTATGTTTCTTGCTATTTAAATGTCGCAGCATATGAAAATCTCTAAAACACACATATTCAATACCACACTCGCACTTTATAGTATTCTGGAGCTTTCGCGTATTATATTCTTGAATCGCCCGCTCCTTATATTTTTCTTCTTCGCAATAATATTTGATTTTACACATATCACAATACATATAATATATCTTTTCCTTGTCGTTTTTATATGAGAACTCGTCAAACGGTTTAACCTTATGACACTTGGTGCATTCCATAATAATTATAATGCCTTGAAATTATTATGAATAATCAATTTTTTTAGATATAAGATTATAGCAATAAAATATAATAATTATGAAACTATTGATTTTCGGCAGCAAAGGGTGGATTGGGAGACAATTCTGCGAATATTTGGATAATAATAATATTCTATATATTGAAAGTGATTCACGAGCTGACAATGAGAAAGATGTAGAAAAAGAAATAAACGAATATAAACCCACTAACATCGTTTCGTTTATTGGGAGGACTTACGGAGGAACCTTCAATACCATAGATTATCTAGAACAGCCTGGAAAATTAGTTGATAACATCCGCGACAATTTATACGCGCCTATGATATTGTCAATATTGTGCGAAAGATACAACATTCACTATACATATATGGGAACCGGCTGTATTTTTGAATACGGCAGCGACGAAGGATGCGGCGAAGCGGGCAGCGACGAAGGATGCGGTGAAGCGAAAAAACGCGAAGATGATGTACCTAACTTTTTCGGCTCTTCGTATTCTATAGTAAAGGGATATACTGATAGATTGCAGCATATGTATTCTAAGAATACTCTAAATCTGCGCATTAGAATGCCTATCGTAAATTACGATCACGATAGGAACTTTATTACTAAAATTACGAAATATGAGTATGTCTGTTCGGTCGCTAATTCTATGACAGTATTACCCGATATGTTCCCTGTAATTGCC